AGCAGTCCACCATCTAGTCCACAGAACGGTGATGTGTGGAAAAACACATCAACAGAAAAAAAATTCAAATATCTGGGTGGAGAAGAAAATGTATGGATTGAAGGTTAGTAACAATGTTAGGTGCAAGCAGAGCAACATCCACAAGAGAATACCAACTAATAGATACTGGAACTATTACTTCCACAGGAAGTCAGAGTTATACCATTCCTGCCGGGACACTCTATCTTGAAATAGAGATGTGGGCAGGTGGTGGTGGTGGTGCAATGGGAAGGGATGTATCAGGTAGGGGAGGAAGTCACACATATTACCGCGGCGGTGCTGGTGGTGGTGGTTCGTATATTAAACATATTTATTATGGCGCCGCAGATATGCTTGCAAATGATACTTTGAATTTTACAGTTGGTGCAGGTGGCGCCAAATCGACTGGACTCACCGACTCTGGTGATAATGGAGGAGATACAACATTAGATACACATAAAAGAAGTACCACAGTTATTACCACATTCACTGTAGATGCAGGTGGTGGAGGTGGAGGAAGGCGCCCAAGTGGAATTAGCTCGGGGCAACCAAACAGTGAAGCAGGAACTGCAACAAATGAAGGAAACACAACAAATACGGATGGTGTTGCCGGAGAAGTAAAGACGCAAGTGCTTTCTGCTACTGGAGATGGCGGAGATGGCGGTGCAGGTGGTAACGGTGGTGCGGGTGGTGCGGGTGCTAGTTCAAGTGGTGGAACTTCAAACGCAGGAACAGTACCCGGCGGTGGTGGTGGTGGTGGAATGCCCACAATCAAGCCTGCCGGTAATGACGGAGCAGACGGAAAAGTTGTTGTAAAGGCATATGGATGAGAATAAAAGTGAACATTCCAGAAGGTTCTTCTGGTGATTTTCGTATTGAACATATAACAACAGATACTTACTGTGGGACGAAAGAACCATTAGATACCTATACTGTTTTGTTTAACGAACATCATAATATAATGCAGGACACTACAAGAGAATATAGAGAACACGAACATTTTCTTAAAGAAGCATCTGGAGATGTGTTGGTAACTGGCCTTGGGCTAGGTTTAGTGAATCAATCTCTTATGGATAATCCAAATGTAACCTCTGTCACTATAGTAGAAAAATATCAAGAAGTTATAAATTTAGTCTGGAAACATTGTCCAAAGAATGGTATAATAAGATTAATTCATTCTGACATATATGAATGGAAACCAGATTGTATGTTTGATATTGGATGGTTTGATTCTTGGTGTGGAGAGAATACTCACAAGGAGTATCAGAAAAAGATGAATGAATTATATAGTCCCTATGTTCATGACATTCGATTTTGGAAATCGTTTGGAAAAGAACAAGGATGGGGATGTGAATCAGAAGCAAAGGAATAAATTATGAAACTAAAATATTACAAACTTCACAATGAAGTATTAGACCCACATTTTGCAACAGACGGTTCGGCATGTTTTGATATTCATGCATATCTCGATAACCCTGTAACCGTTTATAGAATGGATAATCACAAAGAAAAAAGAAATCCAGAAACAATCCAGTGGTCGGACATAGAAGAACTCCAACTCACAATCGCCCCCGCAGACCGAGTTCTTGTCCCCACTGGATTGGTCTTTGATATTCCAGAAGGTTATTCAATACGACTTCATCCTCGTTCAAGTATCTCTCTAAAGAAAGGTTTGGCAATGCCAAATGGTGAAGGAATCGTTGATAGCGATTACACCCACGAAACTTTTATTATGTTATATAATTCAAGTGCAGACGAAGTTCGCATCAAACACGGTGAAAGAATTGCACAAGGAGAATTGATAAAAACACTTGACTATTCTCTAGAAGAAAGTATAATAGTACCAGAGCAAAAGACAAACCGTGTAGGTGGATTTGGTAGTACAGGAACAGAATGAATGGCAAAACGAAAACCCAAACCGTGGGGAATCTGGGTAACGACCAGTAAGCAATGGATGACATCAGATGGTGGTAGAAAAGCAAGATACGAATTGAGGCGAGATGCCGCGAAAGATGCAGATGATTTCAATACTGCGTGGCGTGGCAGAAAACATATTTATGAAGCAAGGAAAATTAAGTGAATCGTGAAGAACTATTTAAACATCATAAGAACATCTGTAAAGAGGCTCTTGAAATTATGGAAAAGAAAAATCATGACTATGCAGGGAAGGGTGGTGATTCGCCATTTGCTAATTTCACTAGGTCGGAAGATATGGGAATCTGTTCCACAGAACAAGGATTCTTGGTCAGACTCTGCGACAAACTTTCCCGCCTTTCCACTTTCGCAGCGGCGGGAGAACTCAAAGTAGATAACGAATCATACCACGATGCCATTGTTGATATTATCAACTATTGTATTTTGTTCGATGGGTTTGTATCTACAAAAAAAGATTGACTTTCACCACATTTGTGGTATAATTACGGTATGAACTACGAGATTAAACTTGGTGACTCACTAGAAGTATTGAAAGCAATGGACAGTGAATCTGTTCATTGTTGCGTAACATCTCCGCCATATTGGGCGTTGAGAAATTACGATATGGATGGACAACTTGGACAAGAAGCAACACCAGAAGAATATGTTGATAAACTTGTTGAGATTATGGGAGAAGTCCATCGTGTATTGAGAAGTGACGGAACACTCTGGTTGAATCTTGGCGATTCTTATGTTGGTAGTGGTGCAAAGGGAAAGCATAAAGACCCAAAGAATCCAAAGGGAAGAAATGCACAATCAGATAAAGCAAACAATAACAAAGTCAAAGGATTGAAACCAAAAGATATGGTCGGCATTCCTTGGAGAGTTGCATTTGCATTACAGGAACAAGGTTGGTGGTTGCGTTCAGATATTATCTGGCACAAAACTAATCCTATGCCCATTCCTGTGAAAGATAGACCCACATCTTGTCACGAACATATTTTTCTTCTTTCAAAAAGTAAGAATTACTATTACGACAAAGATGCAATTCTTGAACCACTCAAGAACCCTAATAGGAAAGACCCACCGACATCTGCGGGGTTTGGTGGAAACAAACACACCAACAACAAAGATAAAACTTTGAACAATGCATATAGTGGGACGGTGTATGACGCAACAAAACTCAAGGGTAAGAACAAACGAGATGTTTGGACTATTGCAACTAACGGATACAAAGGGGCACACTTTGCAGTCTATCCACCAAAACTAATTGAACCCTGCATTCTTGCAGGATGTCCTGATGGTGGAACTGTATTAGACCCATTCTCTGGTAGTGGCACGACAGGTGTTGTTGCACTAAACAATAACAAAAAATACATTGGTATTGAACTCAATCCAGAATTTGCAGAATTATCACACCAACGAATCAAAGACCAAGTACCAAACACATTAGTGGAGCATATGGGTGAGTGAATTTTATACTAACATTGCGATGAGGGGAAAGTATATTCTCTATCGTGGAATAGATGAAAACGGTAATCGTATTTCACGACAAGAAGAATTTCACCCCACAATGTATGTTCCTACAAACGACAAAACCGATTGGACAACCCTTGACGGATACTATGTTGAAGAAGTAAAACCTGGCAACATTCCAGACACAAGAGAGTTTGTAAAACAGTATAAAGATGTCAAGGGATTTGACATTTACGGTAACACAGATTATGTTTGCCAATATATTGCAGAGAACTTTAAACAAGATATAGAACCAGACATCTCCAAGATTGTAGTTGCAAACATTGATATTGAATGTGAAAGTGAAAACGGATTCCCTGACATTGCAGATGCACAGGAACGAGTGAATGCAATCTCTGTGGACTTCAATGGCAAAATGTATGTCTTGGGTTTAGGTGTATTCAATTTGAGTGCAAAGGATGTTCATTATCAAGAACAGTTCGCACACGAAGAAGATTTACTCAAAGCATTTCTTGACATTTGGGAACAGGAAGCACCAGATATTATTACAGGATGGAATGTACGATTCTTTGATATTCCATATCTTGTAAACAGAATTACAAATGTTCTTGGGAAGAAAGAATCAAAACGACTTTCTCCTTGGAAGGACTACAGAGAACGAACAATTACGAAGTTCAACAGAGAGAATGTTGTCTATGAATTAGTCGGCATCTCTACACTTGATTACTACGAATTGTATCAGACATTTACCTATGTCAATCAGGCATCTTATGCATTGAATCATATTGCAGAGGTAGAACTTGGTGAGAAGAAATTAGATTATTCTGAATATGATTCTATGTCAGATTTCTATAAAAATGATTTCCAAAGATTTATGGAATACAATGTTCTTGATACACGGTTGGTGATGAAACTTGAAGACAAGATGAAGTTGCTTGAACTGGCAATCACTCTTGCATACTCCGCAAAACTTGGAAACTATATGGATGTGTTTGGACAGTTGAGAACTTGGGACTCAATCATTTATCACTTCTTACACGAACACAATATTGCAATTCCACCAAAGACACATGGACAGAAATCATCACAATATGCCGGTGCATATGTGAAAGAACCTATTGTGGGAATGCACGATTGGGTTGTATCTTTTGACCTTGCAAGTTTGTATCCTTCTATTATTCGTTGGTTGAATCTATCTCCCGAAACAAAGACAGATGACGGATTCAGAAAAATGTTTGGGGTTGATTCTATACTTAACAACAACGACATTGCGATGGAGATGATAAAAAAATCCACTGATAAAGGTTTATGTGTTGCCGCAAATGGAACAACATACACAAAAGAAAAGAAAGGTTTTCTTCCTGCAATCATGGAGAAGTTGTACAACGAACGAAAGATGTACAAGGATAAGATGATTGAAGCACAGAAGCACAGACAGAATGTGAGTACGATGGCAATGCCAACTCTTGCTAAAGGTGGTGTTGCAAAGAAACTTGATAAAGAAATTACCAAGTATCATAACTTCCAATTGGTAAGGAAGATTCAACTGAATAGTTGTTACGGTGCGTTAGGAAATGAGTACGGTAGATATTACGATATTGATTTAGCAGAAGCAATCACCCTGTCGGGACAATTGATTATTCAATTCATTGCGGATAAACTCAATACATTTTTAAATGAAACATTTAAGACAGAGGATTATGATTATGTTGTTGCTAGTGATACAGATAGTGTGTATTTGCGTTGCGGGAATCTTGTTGAAAAAGTATGTCCCAATAAGACGAAGCAGGAGATGGTGGAATTCCTCCACAAAGCCTCCGAAGAAATAATTTTACCATTCATTGAAAAGCAGTATGCAGATTTGTCTGAAACTATGGGTGCAATGCATCCAGAAGTTATATCAATGGAACGAGAAGTTATTGCAGATAAAGCAGTATGGACTGCAAAGAAACGATATATGATGCGTGTCTATGATTCGGAAGGTGTTCGTTATGACCCACCGAAACAAAAGATTATGGGAATCGAAACTACAAGGAGTTCCACTCCACAGGTTGTACGAGATTCGTTGAAGGAAGCAGTCAATCTTATTCTTACAACAGATGAAGATACTGTAATTAAATTCATTGATGATTTCAGGGAGAAGTTTAAAACTTTTTCCGTAGAGGAAATTGCATTCCCAAGAGGCGTGAATGGAATTAAAAAGTATGCATCACACAAATTCATTTATCAAAAGTCTACGCCAATTGCAGTCAAAGGCAGTTTGATTTATAATCACTATGTGGATAGGTTAGGACTTCACAAGAAATATAGAAAGATTGTAGATGGGGATAAGATTAAATTTGTGCATTTGAAATCACCGAATCCTTTGGGTGGTGTTGCAGGTCAAGACCAAGTGGTTGCGTTTCCAAACGATTTACCAAAAGAGTTTGAGTTGGATAGGTTTATTGATTACGACCACCAATTTGAAAAGGCATTCTTGCAACCACTCAAAGGAATTTTAGACAAGATTGGTTGGAACTGGGAAGAAGTTTCAACACTGGAAGGATTGTTTATATGAAAGAAAGTAAACGGCGCCCCGGCTCAATAAAATTTAATTGTGATGGTTGTGGAAAGAGTTGTAGTACATCGCCTTCCACTTTCAAAAAACATAAAAAACATTTTTGTTCAAGAGAATGTTGCGATTCGGTAGGTGGTAGTGGCCACAATCAACAAGATGAATATAGTTCATTTAGATATTTTGAAAGAAATATGAAATATGCCTCTTGTGAAGGTATTGTAAATTCAAGAAGTCCCGATGGCAGGTCAACAGACAGACAAGAAATGAAATATTCAAAATATGATATAGATTGTAAATTTCTAAAACAACTATGGGAATCTCAAAATGGAAAATGTGCTGTCACCAAAATTAATATGATTCTTCCTCGGTCAAATAAAGGATGGATAACAGAAAGGGAAAAAAGACTAGGAATAAATGGAGCAAGTTTATATAATGCTTCATTAGACAGAATACATTCCGATAAACCATATTGCAAATCAAATGTTCAATTTGTTTGCAGGGGAATTAATTTCATGAAAAATATTCATACAGATAAACACACTAAAGATTTTATTAAAGAAATAGTAGAACATTATAATGATGAACATTTACAATGAAAGACCTATCAAGAAAATCAATAAAATTGATTCTAAATATGTTAGAATCAGACCTACAAAAGAACAGAAAATATCTGAAGAAATGCCAATCAGATAAGAATTGTAATTTAAAAACTTATGAAAATATAGTTGATAAATGTAAAGAGTTAGAGTATACTATACAAGAGATAAAGGAGTTATTATGACAACAGGAACATACATCGAAGAAACAATCAACAGAGCATTTGACAGTTTGGACATTATGCTTGGAACAAACAAAAGAGCCAGACTGGATGATGGTACATTTAAAGCAGATGACAAATCAACTCCAGATGTAAACGAGGCATGGAAGTCTGGTAAAAGCCCAAAAAAGAAATGTAGCAACAACCCTGAATGTAAGTCCAGTGGATTTGTACCAAACAAAAAAAAGACAAAGAAAAAATGAATATTCAAAATGCAAAAAATATTACAGGAGATGAATGTGAAGATGTTGTGTTGTCATATCTCACTGGCCAAGGTTGGAAAGTTTTCACACCACAACATGGTAAAGGTATGGCGGATTTAGTTGTTTATCACGAAGATGCCGGCTGCATTACTTATCAGGTAAAGACATTAGCAATGCAAGGCGGAAAACATGTGAGTAGCAAAAAAGGATTAGCCAACGGTCTTGTCACAGAAGGTAAAAGACCAAGAGTGGTTTTGAAACTAAAAGACCCAAAAAGATATTACAAGGATAATCTTATCGATTGGATGGTGGGTGTAGACCCCCAAACAAAAGAACTTTATTTTTACCCACATAAAGTATATTCACAATTCAATTCACAATTGTGCGTTGACAAAGTGAAATCAATAAAACATCCAGAAGCACCTGAATTAAAACACTTCAAAGAAAAAAGAAAAATTTCCAACCTCGATTCGATTTTGGATTAATTAAAGGAATAACTATGACTAATTTTCTAAAAGACATTATTAAAAATTCTGGTAATGAATATGCAGGAGTTGCCAGTGAAGGAATTGATGGAAGTGATATAACTGGTTTCATTGATACTGGTTCACATGCTTTCAATGCTTTGCTATCTGGTTCATTATATGGCGGCATTCCCAACAATAAAATAATTGCACTTGCTGGCGAATCTGCAACAGGAAAAAGTTTCTTTGCATTAGGGATGTGTAAGAAATTTCTTGATGATAATCCAGAGGGTGTGGTTTTATATTTTGACACAGAGCAAGCAATAACTTCTAATATGATTTCTGAAAGAGGTATG